TTGCAGTGGTGTTGATAGGCGCATTTGGATTGGTAGGCACAATGGATCTTGAAGATGAAATACAACAAGACGAACACTATTGCCACATGAGGTCTATATGGGAAGCAAACAAGCACATTGATGCGGTAGTGCGCCCAGGCTGGCCCAACTACAAGCCGGAGATCAAATGTCTATAAACGACCTTACTTTCTTGCACACTGCGTCGGTCTTGATGGGCATGTCAATAACCTTGCTTTTAATTGTAGGCGTTATCTACTGGTGGATAAATAGGTAATGGCTTTTACAGTTGACATCCCTGACAAGGTTATCGATGCGTCGATTGATTGCTGCAACGCCGGCAACATGGGCAGCCGCGGTGATGGTAGCGATGGTTCAAAAGACCAACAGCTTACCGGCATCATTGGCCAGAACATGTTGAACCTGGCGCTTGAGCAGCCATTGATGAAAGCAGGCGGCGGCTTTGATGGTGGCATCGATGCACACATCTACGACGTAAGCTTTGACATTAAAACAATGGGCCGCACCGTAACGCCCAGGCTTAACTTTGTAAACAACCTAACCAGGTCACAAGTGAAGTTCAATGTGGATGCCTACTTGTTTACCAGCATCAACCGCAATGAAAACAAACTAACGGTATGTGGGTGGCTGCCAAAAATTTTATTCTTGGAACGCGCCAATCTATTTATCAAAGGCGTTGATCGTAAGCGGGAAGACGGCAGCGTCTTTAAGACCAAGTCAGACATGTACGAAATTGTAAATTCTGATTTGTTCTACGAAGCCAAAACCTGGGAGAAGTTGTTTGCAAGCATTAAACACTTCGCTGAAAATAGAGAGCATCCAAAATACCAAACCATGAAGCAGTGGCTTGCTGATTATGAAAAGGAAGAGCAATGAAATTTGCAAAAATATTTGAGAGTAAAAAGCTGGGCCAGGTCATCATCATGAAAAAGCAAACCGAGCTTGGCGCGCCCGAGCTTCGATTCTTTTTCCAACCTGAAGGCTTTGGAGTGTGTGAGTTTGCAATTGGTTTTAACGACGATGACGCAACCGAGTCTAGGTTTGAAGAAGCCTACAAAGAGATGACGCCACAAATTGCGTACGAGATCATTGATGGATACCTCAAGCACATGACAGCACAGGCAGGGGAGAAGCATTGATGGATGCAAGGTCAGAGTTCAATCGAATCTTTGGCGACGTGGTGATGAGCGACAACGACGCAGCCTGGTACATATTCAAAGCTGGGTGGAATGCGGCCAGGGTATTAGATCAATACGACCACCCATTCCAATGCGTGTGTGTAGCATGCAAGCAAAAGCATATGACCATGACCAACCAAACCGAAGCTAGGGGCTGGCGCAAACGTCAGATCCGGGAGTTGGAGGATTGAAATGTCAACAATGTACAGACGAAAAAAAGATAAAGCTGGTCGATGGCCAAAGCTGTTGTTCCAACTGTCGCGCCTGGTTAATCGAATGCGAAGCCAGGCATCTGCTTACTTTGCCATTGCACAAGCGCAGAGAAGCGTTATTCGAAAGGTTAAAGCCAAGAGGCTCGGCGTCCGTGGAGAAACTAAAGGAAAAAATGAATGAAGTCTTTTACGCCCAGCGAAAGAAGTGACGAACGCAAAATGGCTGACGGAATCCTAGGCGCAGTGCGCGAAGGCGACGGTCACATGTTCACCCCATTTGAAATTGATTGGGCACTTCAGATCACCGGTGATATTCCTGTTGCAGAAAACGCAATGTTGAGGGAGAATTAGCACAGTTTCTTTTTAATCACAAGGGGATAGCCATGCCAGGTAAAAGCAAAAAGCCACCAAAGCCACCAAAGTATTGAGGTTATGAGTGGCAAGGAGAAAACCATGATCGTAGCAGTCAACGAGTTTGGCTACCGGATAGGCTCCTCCCACCACAACTGCACGGTGTCTGACGAAGTTATCGACAAGATCCGCGATTTACATGAGGATGACGCCATGAGCTACGGCAAGATTGCCAAGCTCTTGAACTTATCAAAAAATTTTGTAGCAAAGGTTTGCCGGTATGAACGAAGGGCACAAACACCAGAGCGGTGGAAAAGAGTAAAACAAAATGGCCACAAAGAAATCTGAACCTAAAAAAATGGGCAGACCGCCCGAGGCGGTACCAGAAGACATTGCCGAAGAGTTGGTCGAATGGATCAGCCAGGGCAAGACTTTGCGCGAGTTTTGCCGGCTTGAGGGTAAACCCGCATGGCGTACTATTTACGATTGGCAAGTAAAAGATAAGGAGTTTTCCGCACGGATCGCGCACGCGAGGGAGCTTGGCCATGACGCGATTGCTGAAGAGACTCTCGAGATCATCGACACTTTTCCAATCGAAGTTGTGTCTGACAACGGCAGCCGGCTGGATGCTGGCCATGTGTCCTGGCTCAAGAACCGGGTCGAGCAGCGCATGAAGCTGCTGGCCAAATGGAACCCCAAGAAGTACGGCGAGAAGGTAGGCGTCGAACACAGCGGCACAGTTGCCCTCGATACAGCCATCCTGGAGGCCCGTAAGCGTGTCAACCAGCCCGAGTGATGTTGCCCTAGCCCAAGATATGGGGAGGTTCTTTGACGACGCCCTGGGCTTTGTGATGTATGCATTCGATTGGGGCAACGATCCAACCCTGCAAATGGTTGAGCTACGCGAACCCTGGGCATCAAAGTACAACAGCAAGTATGGCCCGGATGAATGGGCTTGCGAATTTATGGACAGCATTGGCAAGGAAGTGCGCGCCAACGCGTTTGACGGGCAGCAGCCGGTGCCAGCCCAGCGCCACGCCACCAGTTCTGGCCACGGTATCGGTAAGTCGGCCATTACATCCTGGCTCATCCTATGGATTGCATCGACCAGGCCACACAGCAAAGGCGTCGTGACCGCCAACACCAGCGACCAGCTTGGATCTAAAACCTGGGCCGAGCTTGGCAAGTGGAAAAAGAAATGCATTACCGGCCATTGGTTTGAAGTAACCACCGGCAAGGGCGCGATGCGGATCGTTCACAAAGACTTTCCAGAGTCCTGGCGCTGCGATGCACAAACGTGCCGGGAAGAGAACAGCGAAAGCTTTGCGGGTTTGCATGCTGCCAACTCATCACCGTATTACATTTTTGACGAAGCGTCTGCTGTGCCGGACAAGATCTGGGAAGTGGCCGAGGGTGGATTGACTGACGGCGAACCCTTTTGGTTTGTGTTTGGCAACCCGACCAGGAACACCGGCCGGTTCTTTGAGTGCTTCAACAAGTTTAGGCACCGCTGGAACACGCAGCAAATTGACAGCCGGTCGGTGCAGATCACCAACAAAGGCACCATCGATGAGTGGGTAAGTGACTATGGCGAGGACAGTGACTTCGTTCGCGTCCGTGTCAGAGGCATATTTCCACAAGCATCAAGCTTGCAGTTCATCCCCAGGAACCTGGTAGATGACGCTATGGATCGCGTGCCGGAGGTCAGCAGTATGTCTGGTAGGACTGCGGTCGTTGGCGTCGATGTGGCTCGTTTTGGTGACGATCAGAGTGTGATCCGTACCAGGGTGGGGCGCGATGCTGCCACATTCCCGCCTAAACGATACCGCGGCCTGGATCTGATGCAGCTAACCAGCCGGGTTGTTGAGCATGTAAAGCTGCTAAAAACTGCCAGCTATGGCGTGGTCATTTTTGTAGACGGTGGCGGTGTAGGTGGTGGCGTGATCGACCGCCTGCGCCAGCTTAACTATGACGTGATTGAGGTGCAGTTCGGTGGCAAGGCAGATGATCCCAAGAAGTACGCGAACAAGCGGGCAGAGATCTGGGGCCGTATGCGTGATTGGTTAAAGGGTGGCTGCCTGGCTAAAGACGAAGAGTTGGCCACTGACTTGACCTCGGTTGAGTATGGCTTTAGACCTGACGACAGCATCTTGCTCGAGTCCAAAGAAGCAATGAAGCGCCGAGGTATGGCCAGCCCAGATGATGGTGACGCCCTGGCCATGACATTCGCGCAGCCGGTGGCCGAGTTCATGGGCGGTGAAGACATTCCAAAAACTAAAGCAAAGGCCAGAGACTATGATCCGTACGCTCTTGTATGAGGTGCCCGTATTACCACATCCAGCTACTAGATTGCCATCATGCGTGATCAAACAAGTTACTTGCCATGAGTTGGCCGGTGACCCAAAGTTCGCGGGATTGATTGAAGAGTACGCAAACGAGTCAGCTATTGCTGGAATGCCGCGTCCAAACTATCAGTTCGGGATGTACAGATTAATGGAAGTGGCTGGAGATTTTCATCTCATTGCTGCGTATGTTGATGACGTGCTGGTTGGATTCTTGTCTTTAGTGATAAATGTTGTGCCGCATTACGGCAAACGTGTTGCTTCGACCGAGTCTTACTTTGTCACTGAATCACATCGCAAAGGTGGGCCTGGCCTTGACTTGTTGCGTGCAGCCGAATGGATAGCAAAAGCTAACGGGGCTGTTGGTATGTTGGTATGCGCTCCAAAGGGCGGCAAGCTTGCTAGAGTAATGCCCAGGGCCAAATACAAGCACACCAATGAGGTGTTTTTTAAGGGGTTAGCGTAATGAATCTAGTGGTTGCCGGTAACCGAATACCAACAATGTGCAGCGATGCCATTGCTAGAGTTGCTGTGCTTGAAAGCGTTGCCCGTGAGTACCCACAAGAAAGCGTTACGACTCATCACGTTATTCATGGCGGCATGTACGCTCGAACAGTTTCACTTAAAGCCGGAGTTATGATCACCGGCGCATTAATAAAAACACCAACAATGCTGGTAATAAACGGTGATGTCACTGTTTTTGCCGATAACGAATCATTCAGGCTAACGGGCTTTCACGTCATACCGGCAAGTGCAAACCGCAAGCAAGCATTCATTGCTCACGCAGATACTGCAATGACAATGATATTTGTTTCGGATGCAACAACGGTGGCGCAAGCAGAGAATGAATTCACTGACGAGGCTGATTCGCTCATGTCTCGCAATGAAGAAGCCAATAACTTTATCATCATCACAGGAGAATGACATGACAGGAATAACGACAGCAACAGCAATGACGATTATGGCTGCAACAGCCGTGGCTGCTACTGGCTACAGCATTTATGCTGGAGAGAAAGCCGCGGGCAAACAAGCTGATGCATTGAATCAACAGCGTTCAGCCCAGGCTGATGCAAAGGATGCAGCAGTTAAGCAACAAGCAACGGCCGAATCAAACGTCAATCGAGCTAATGCAAAGACGCCAGATTCTGGGGCTATTTTGAGCGCTGCTGGACAGGCTGCTAAAGGTGGCCCTGCTGGCACTATGCTGACAGGCCCAATGGGCGTTAACACGGCTGACCTTAACCTGGGTAAATCCACATTGTTAGGCGGTTAATATGAGTGACTTCACCAGCGACGCACAGTCGCATCCAAATGCTCCTACGCGTGACAAGTTGTTCACGCGCTGGGGCGCTTTAAAATCGGAACGTGCAACCTGGTGGGCGCATTGGCAAGAAATATCCACCTATCTATTGCCACGCAGCGGACGCTTCTATGTGACCGACCGAGACAAAGGATGGCGCAGGCACAACACCATCTATGACAACACAGGCACCCGCGCATTGCGTGTACTTGGCGCTGGCATGATGGCCGGGGCAACCTCCCCTGCCCGTCCTTGGTTTCGATTGGGCACAGCAGACACGGAGTTGAACAGCTACCAACCAGTAAAGATCTGGCTGAATGATGTAACCACTCGCATGCAAATGGTTTTCCAGCGCAGCAATACCTACCGCACGCTGCATGGGATGTATGAAGAGCTTGGTGCCTTTGGTACTGCGGCATCTATTGTGCTGCCAGATTATCAAAACGTCATTCATCACTACCCAGTGACTATTGGCGAGTTTGCTATTGCACAGGATTACCAGGGTCATGTCTGCACGATCTACCGCGAGTTTGAAAAGACTGTTGGCGAGATCGTAAAAGAATACGGGTACAACAAGTGTTCAACGACCGTTCGCAACATGTACGACCGTGGTTCACTTGATCAGTGGATCCGACTGATCCAGGCTATTGAGCCACGCGCTGATCGTGACACCCGTAAAAAGGATGCATTGAACATGGCCTGGGGCAGCTATACCTTTGAGGTTGGCGGCAACCCTAAAGATTTTCTACGCGAGTCTGGCTATAAAGATTTCCCTGCATTGGTGCCACGTTGGGCCACAGCAGGCGGTGACATCTATGGCAATAGCCCTGGCATGGAATGCTTGGGTGACGTGAAGCAGTTGCAGCATGAGCAGCTTCGCAAGGCCCAGGTCATCGACTACCAGACAAAGCCACCATTGCAAGTGCCTACAGCAATGAAGAACCGCGATGTTGAGTCGCTGCCTGGTGGTATATCGTTTTATGACGGACAGACCGCGGGCATCAAGACAGCATTTGAGGTCAACCTGAACTTGCAACACTTGCTTGGTGACATCCAAGACGTGCGCGAACGTATTCGTGGCGGCTTCTATGCTGACTTGTTCTTGATGTTGGCCAACGCAACCGACACTCGCATGACGGCAACCGAAGTGGCCGAGCGCCATGAAGAGAAGCTGTTGATGCTTGGGCCGGTGATGGAGCGCTTGCACAACGAGTTGCTTGATCCACTGATCGACATGACATTCCAACGCATGCTGGAGGCCGGCGCTATACCGCCACCACCACAGGAGTTGCAAGGCATGGAGTTAAGTGTTGAGTTTGTATCAATGCTTGCCCAGGCTCAACGTGCTATTGGCACCAACAGCGTTGATCG